TGCATGGAAAAACGGCCAGTCGCAGCTGCAAGCTATCCATACCATCCTGTCGTTATAGGATGGTAGGATGGTGCATGCCTACACTATTGCTGAATAGTTACCTTTGTAACCGATGTTTGAAAAAGAAGTTAAACCATTGAATATAAGAAGATTGGTTGCGGTTGCAAAAGTAACAAACTTGGGTAACAAGTGGTTGCAAAAATGAAATAGATTGTTACCAAGCCTCGTCCAGGCTTGCCAGTTGCAAAAAATGGGCGTAGACAACAAACTTGCAACAGAACATGACGAAGATTGTAACCATTGAAAATCAACACATTACAGATGTGGTAACAAGATTTTCGCGGTTGCAAACTTTTCTGACGAAATCAGACCAAGAAGAAAGGCGTACCCCCCAAAAAGAAGAATGAGGTGAAAAAAGCGAAAAGAAAGTGTTCTGTTTTTACGTATAAATTTGGAAACACGAGATATTTTTCCTACCTTTGTGGGAGAAAAATCTGAAAAGAGATGAGCAAGATGGTCTTTTACATGGAGGTGAAACCCTTTCTCGCGCAATGGCTTACTTACCATTTCGGAGATCCTGTCACATTCCCCGCCCGATCGGCGGAGAACGCCTGCATCAGGCGATTCGTGGCGCTGAATCCGAAAGGTAAGGACTATGTACCGATGAAGCCGGGTGAAGGTTGCGTAGCCGTCTCAATACCCGAGACGAAGCAACGCAAGACAATATGCTGGAATTATATGTCGAAAACGGCGTGCGCAGCACTGACAGAAGTGATCGAGGACACGTTCAAGATGCAAATGTGGCTAGAGCTCAACGAAATGTCACGCTGCGGATGCACCCTTCTCAAATGTATCAGGGCGTGGTGTGAGAACAATGGGATAGACACTGAGTATGACTACACCCTGAAGATGCGCTTCCAGCGTATGCGAAACTCGTATTTGAAGAATGGGGTCGATCTTCGCAGACGTTCTAAGGGGATAGCATAAGAAAAGTGAGTTTTTTTATTGAAATCATTTCCACCATGAGGGCGTTTTTGTTCCGGCGCGAACGGTGGGCAAGGTATAGAAATGACAGCAAGTTCGACAAAATTAATAATTTCGGTTGAGCGTACAGAGTGCGCCAACTTGAAGAAACTAGTGAAAGTGGCTCCGTCTATAGTAAGAATCCCTAAAGATATTATCTGGGAAAAGGTGACGACCAGACCACATCCGTCATTGGTCATCAGCGAGAAACTAGATAGCAAGGAGTCCATATATACGGCAACTGTCAAGTTTTTTACTTGTCAGAAACTTGACAGCGGGAAGAAATACGCTTACAGACTGAGGGCGCTGGACGGTCAATCCTTTCTTGTAGGGACAAACAAACGACCATTCCCGGTTTTCAGCATACAAATAAACTACCCAGATAAACCGTCGGAAAACCAATGGAATGAGGTGACGATCACGTGGAGTACGCCGTATGCAGTACCGCAAATGGTCCCTTAGAGGGTGTTTTTGGCGATAATAGAAATATATTACCTTTGCTTTCGAAATCAAACCCAACCAAAATGCAATACGATATAGTCATATCAGGAATGATCGGAGGATGGGACTGCCTGTCCACCGGCTATTTGCGGTATCTGCTCAACTTGAATCGCGGAAAAGACGTGCATGTGGCGTTCTGCTCATTGGGAGGATATGTCAAAGATGGACTGGAGATGAACCAGCTGTTCAAGGATCATGGCAAGGTACATGCGCATGCGTTCGGAATGAACGCGAGCATTTCCACCATAGCAATGCTGGGATGCAAGACCATCGACATTGTTAAGGGAAGCTTCTTCCTCATCCACAACACATCGATGCTCATCCTTAAGTACGACCAGCAGAACAAGGAGCAGCTGGATGAATACATCAAGACCGTGACCAAGCAGCGGAATGACCTGAACACCTTTGACGACGCACTGGCGCAAATGTACGCAGATAAATCTGGAAAGACTAAGGAGGAATGCGCCGAGCAGATGAAGAAGGGCAATTGGCTCACAGCGCAGCAGGCCGTTGACTTTGGTCTCGTGGATTCACTGCGAGAAGACGAGGAGGACGAGAAGGCCTCTGTTCGAAATGCGAATCAGTTTGTCAATCTTTTCAGCATCAACAATAATATATATGAGGAGGCAGGCATACCGCCGTTGCCTGATCAGACCAAAGACTCCTCTTCGATGAGTCTCGTGGCTGATGGCAATGGCAATCCAACTCAGACATTTCTGCAAAAGACGCTGCAGGGTGTCAAGAACCTGCTCCACCTAACGGACGTCAATAACAAGAAAAAAGAAATGAGTAAAGCAGCACTTTCTCGCATTGCGAATGCGGTTGGCGTCTCTGGGATCACAATCTCAGACGATGGCAATCTCACGCTTAGCGCGGATCAGGCTCAGAAACTCGACGAGGCCCTCGCAGAGACCTCTGTGGGAAGCAAGGAGGAGGCGGAGCAAGCTGGACAGGCCACGCAGCAGGCTACGGGAGTAGCCAAGGAACTGGCTACAGTGAAGGACGAGCTGGCGAAAGCCCGCAAGGAACTCGATGAGAAGGACGAGCAGATTAAGAACCTTCAGGGAAGCACTTCCCCGAAGGATGGTACTAACGGGAATCCAGCAGACCAGCAGCCAGCCTTGACTGCACGGGCCATTGCTGATTCTGTAAAAGGCATTTAAAAATGGCAGATACGAAACTGAAAGTAGGCGATGTGACCTTTACCCCAGCGGAACTCTCCAAGACGTATCAGACCTATCGAAAGGAACTGATCGTGCAGCCCATGCTTGCCATGGACAAGCTGCTCCAGCACTGCTCGGTACGAACGGGTATCCGCTACCGTGAGACGGTGACAGAGATGAGCGGCACATTCGAGATCGGAAACTACAAAAAGGACAAGAAGCACAATGCGGATGTCAATTTCGACGGTCGAGTGCTTGAGACGTTCTTCGGCAACTGCGTGGAGACCATTGACCCCAACGCTATCTATCAGTCAATCTGGGGTAGCGACATCACTAAAGGTGATGGACTGAGAAACGTCCCGTATGTCGTACAGGTCTGTGCGTACATTCTTAAGAAGCTCGGCGAGCGTCTGTATATGAATGCGTTCACGGCCAAACATGACGGCACTGTCTTTGATAAGACGGCGTCATTCTTCAATGGTTTTAAGACGATCATCGACAACGATATTGCTGGCACCAATGAGAACAAGAAAGTGTATATCTCCGAGTCCATTGGGAACCTCTACTATTTCAACGAATCTCTCACCAAGGAGAATGCGGAGGACGCATTGAAGGATTTCTACTGGGGCGAGAATATCAGCGATGTGCTTCGCAATCAGGATTTGAAGATGTTCATCAACAGCAGGCTGTACCACTTCTATACAGAGGCGTATCAGACGCGCCACGGTGCGCTCCCCTATAACCAGAGCTACGACAAGCGGGTCCTGGAGGGTGCCGAGAACGTGGAGCTGGTACCGCTGTCTTGTGTGCCGATGGACTTCATGCTCCTCACGCCGAAGAACAATATTCTGCTGCTGTATAACCAGAAGACAGCCGATGAGAACTATACCGTAGAGCGCTCGCTTGATAACCACTACGACGTAGATTTCATTGGCAACCTTTTCTTCGGCACGCAGTTCGAGAGTGTGTCGCCGGAGGTGTTCGCCGTAGCGATGAAAAAAACAATGTAGTCAAGTAGGGGGTGTTCGGTTTCCCAGGACACTCCCGCCAATAATATAGATAACAATTATGGCAAAATGCACGAAAAATGCCTCCATCTATGAAGATTTGGAGAAGTGCCCGGGACAGAAGAAACTGCCGGGTATTCGTGATTATGTGTATAGCGTCTCCAAGCGTGACATAGTAACCTACCCTTCCGTGCCCGACGCACCAGCTTCATTGAAAGAGGCTGCCGTAGCCAAGGGTGACTATTTGCTCGCTGCCGACAAGTACTTCACCAAGGTAGGTATCGTCAAGGATGATGGACAGCTGCAGGTAGAGAACCAGGGTACCGACGGCTGTAAGACGTTCAAGAACACACTGACATTCGGCATTCCAGGCACGGAGGAAGAGGCCACGGGATACATCGACCAGATGAACAATGACGAGATGATCTATCTGTTCTTCCAACGTAACGGCAAGGCGCGTATCATCGGATCAGAGGACTTCTCACCGGAGTTGTCCTTGAAGCAGGACACTGGCAAGACGGCCACCGATGCCAACACCACGGCGGTGGAGGCTGTGGTGACAGATCTTCATCCCGCCCCGTTCTATACGGGTAAGATTCACACACAGGACGGCGACATCGATGGCGCGACTGGCAAGCTGGTCACGGCGAGCTCGGCTGGTAAGAAGGAGTAAGAACGGTGAAATGTCCAAACTGACAAATAGTCTCTTCTTTGGCTAATTGTAAAACACCTGGAGGCGGTTGTCATTGTCTAATGATGCCGCCTCTTCTAAATTATTTAAATAATGAAAATTGACAACCAACTGACGGAACGCATCGAGGCGTGGCTTGCCATGCCTGAACATACCGATGATGCGGATATCATGGAAGGTGCGCTGATGCTGCTGCAGCTCAACAGGAACAGGCAGTTGTTCCAAACCGTCTCTACATGTCCTCAACGCTTCGTGAAGACAGTGGAATATGAGCTGCGTAAATTCCTTCCGATGCGGAAGCGTGGACAGACTTGTCAGGACGTGATGAAAGAGGCGACAGAACTTCTCGGTGAGCTGAAAGAGGTCGTTCCGACAAAGCCTGTCAATGGCGATGTGATAGCCGAGGCGGCTGAAGACATACTTCCAGGACGTAACGGAAGACGTCCGGACCATGACGGATTACCTCAGGACATACAGGCCATCTGGGCGGAGAACGCGGAGCGATGGAAGAAGATCAAGGAGCTGTATAACAGATGCCTTGCCATCACACAGCCATGTGACCTCGCTGAGTCGCTCAATGCCTTGAAGGATACTTGGTATAAGTACAAGGCTGAGTTTGCGCGCTACGACGAGTACGTCGCACAGAATGACGAGGAGCAGGGAGAGGAAGTGTCAGACCCGATGAAGTTGGCGAAGAGCATTACCAACGCTCGCTCCTATATCAGCAAGAATCTTGAGAAACTGCTCAACATGAAGTTGGCAGCGGAAGAGACTGGTCAGGGCAAAGCATTCGAGGATTACGAGGGACTGCGAAAACTGGTGGAGGAACGCGTACGGATCCTCAACGAGAATCATCAGCCAATAGGAAACGACCTGCTTAGCAAGCTTGCTGCCGCGGGCGTTATGATCTCCAAGCCTGCAGAGGAGGCCACTACCAACGATGCCGATGGCAAGGGGGAGGAATATTGACACGCTACTCCGCCCATTGAGGATCGCGCCGACGCAGTACTACCTCGGCACAGGACTGCATACGCTCGGTCTGTTGGGGTGGATTCTCCAACAGACCGGGAAGGCTGATGTCTGGGTGAGCACCTTTTCTACCAGCGACGCATTCCTTTCTGGATTCCTTAATCTGAGAAAGAAAGGCGATGTAGGGAGCGCAATGCTGGTGGCCGATATGAAAGCATCGAGGAAGACCATGACGCTGTATCGCTTGATGCAGGGATGCTTTGACCATGTCTTTCTCGCCCAGAACCACTCAAAGGTGGTCTTGGTAAAGAACGAGCAATGGAAGGTTACGGTCATATCGTCGCAAAACCAGACATACGGAGACCGGGCGGAGTGTACAATGGTGACAGTGTCGGAGAAGGCTTTCCAACAAGTTTTTGACGGCCTGGACAACATCATAACACATAGATCGATTAAACTGGATGGATTTTTCGATAGAAGAGCTAAAGCGGATAGAAGAGCTGGCGATGGATCTGATGTCTCCCTCGGAGATTGGCGTCCTTTTGGGGTATGACCAGAAGGGGTTTGAGGACGAAGTCAGGTCTAACGGCACACAGGCTTATGAAGTTTATAGGAGAGGGGCCGTTACGACGCTCCACCAGGTAAGAAGGACTCTGCTCGATGCGGCAGCAGCGGGCTCGCCATTCGCCATACAGAAGGTATGTGACTTCGCGTTGACTATCCAAGGCATGATAGAGACATGAGTGTTCCAATCAACATAGACCAATACTCAAAACTCGTTGTTATGGATGACAACGAGCTTGCGGAGCAACGTGTCGCCGTGGCCGTACGTGAACGGTTGAAACGGCTTCGCGGTATGTACGCATACTGGCTGCAGTTCCCTACGAAATCCTCCAAGGATCTCGTGGAATATGCTGTGAGGATGTTTGGAATTGGACGGTCGCAGGCCTATGACGACCTTCATATCACACAGATTCTCCTTGGAAGCCTCCAGCAAGCTTCCAAGGAGTTTATGCGATGGAAGATTAATCAGGATTTGGAACACGACCTAAGGATTGCCAGGAGCAAGGGGGACATGCGTGCTGTAGCCAGCATCGAGAAAGCGAGAATTCTCAACAACCGGACGGACAAGGATGATGAACCAGAGCTGGAGTTCGATAAAATTGTACCGCAAAACTTCATTCCGACCGATGATCCGACGGTTATTGGAATTGCCAAGGTCGTCGGTCTTCGTGATAAGATCCGTAAATTGGAGAAAAAATACGGACGGGATATTGAGGATGCGGAATACCAGGAGGTGACGGATGACGGAGCAGGAGAATAGACAGTACTTCAATGACCCGCAGATGTATTCCCTGCTCATGAACACCCGCGACGAGGTGATCGTCGCAGGGCGTGGCGTGGGAAAAGGGGCGATACAAGCAGGACGGATGCAGTTCTGCTTTCAGGGGATGCCTGGTAGTATGGGGGGCTTCGTGTCGCCATCGGTTAAGCGGTGCCTGACGAACATCCTACCATCCATGCTCATCCACCTGGAGCGGTGGGGATTCAAGAGGGATCTCCACTATGTCGTTGGAAAGAGACCGTGGAAAGCCCTCCATTGGAAAACGCCAATCTTTACGCCTGCCAACTGGGAGAATACCATATCGTTCTACAATGGATCTGTGTGCAATATCATATCCCAGGACAGGTCCGGAACGTCTAATTCCATGTCGCTTGACTATCTCATCATTGACGAGGCGAAGTTCATCAACTTCGAACAGCTCAAAGATGAGACTTTCCAGGCGAACCGAGGTAACGAGCAGTATTTCCGCGAGTTCCCATTGCATCATGGAATGACCATTACATCCGATATGCCCGTCACGAAGAAAGGCTCGTGGTTCCTTGGGTACAAGGATGACATGGACGGGGAACTGGTGGAGGCCATTGAGGGGCTGGTGTATGCGAGGTGGAAGGCGGTGCGGCGTATGGCTACTATGACTACGGACATGGATGCCATACAGCGAAAAATCATGCGCATCGACCGCCAACTGTCGTTTCTAAGGTCGAAATGTCTTCTGTATAAGGAATATTCGAGTATTCAGAACCTCGCTCTGCTGGGCGAAGAGTTTGTCCGTCGCGCCAAACGAGACCTACCTCCACTTACCTTTGCCACATCGATAATGTGCAAGCGGATCGCGATCAGTGCAGACGGGTTTTATGGCGGATTGCGGGAGGATGTCAACCTCTACACTGCACCAAATGAATCCGTATTGTGCCTTGATGCGCTCAATCAGGGCGGTGTCTCGGATGATTGTCGGCAGGATTCGGATCTCGATCCTACCCTTCCGCTTATCCTGGCATCCGATGCCAATTCTCTCATCAACTGGTTGGTGGTTGGCCAGGTGGGAAAGGACGGGAAACTTCGCATCCTCAAATCGTTTTTCGTCAAATACGAGCGGAAGATCCCTGAACTGCTCGATGATTTCAACGATTACTATAGGTATCATCGGCACAGACAGGTAATATTCTATTACGACGCGACGTTTGTCGGTAATTCCTACGGTACGCATAGCGAGGCTTTCTATCGGCTAATCATCACGTCGCTCAAGCGCAAGCAGTGGAGCGTCAGGGATAAATACATCGGGAAACCGATGGATCATGTGCTGAAGAATGCGCTCATCAACCGCATGCTACGTGGACGTGCAAAACACATGGTACTGATAAACAGGGATAACAACCCCGACCTTCTTATCTCCATCACGTCAGCAGGCGTAAGAAACGGTAAGAAGGACAAATCGGGTGAAAAGCTGGCTGAGACGGAAGAGGATAAGCTGGAGAGCCGTACGGATGGTTCCGACGCTTTTGACACCTTATGCATCGGTGTAGAGAGGTTCCCCGTCATCGGTGGCAGGTCAACGACCAGCAACGACTATTCTAGGTAGCCCGCAAGGGCTCCATCTATATATGCGGGGTGTCCGGGTTCCGGATGCCCCTTCTCTGTATGCTGTCATTCGCCTTTTTTCTTGGAGCGACTATCGGATTCCAAAAACCCTCGTTACATGTCCAATCGTTAAGAACCGAGAGAATGATGAGAGAGCTTGTAGAGCACATGGATCATGGCGAGGTTTAAACACCCGCGGCGGAGAGGCCATCTGCGGCAAGCTTCAACGGCCACTCCGCCATGGGCAGACAGGATGGGTGGTATAGTTCATGGTATGTGCGACCGATGATGACTCAACGGTCGCACATACCAAAGGATAAGCACCCGCAGCGAGGAGACCGTTTACGACAAACTTCCACGGCCACCCCGCCGTGGGCAGATAGGTTGGATCATATGGTCCATAGTATGGGCAACCGACGATGACTCGACGGTCGCACATACCGAGAATGAGGAATTGCCAAAGGACAGTTTAGGGGTTGCAAATATCGGAAACCTCTTGACATATTCCGCACCAGCGAGGGAAGGCAGTTGCGGGCGGGGCGTAGGGCGGTGGGGGCTGCACAGGCAGCGTGTGACGGAGACCCCGAACCACAAATCGCTAATATCTTGGAAACGTGCGATTTGCGGTTCGTGAGCATGGAAAAAGGTTGCAAAAGCGCTTTGCGCTGCTCCCCTTCGCGACTTTCAGAGGGTTGAAAATCGCGAAAAACGCCCGGTTGCCTAGCATAAGTGCCTTGACTACCGGGCAGGAAGGACAAAACAGATAGTGCGGAAAACGGCGTAGCAAGGCCGCTTTTGGTGCATTTCTTATCTTAACACTTGGCGAAATGTTAAAAAAGCCTCGTGTTATCATTTTTGTTAGCTTATAATTTTGTTGGTGCTAACTTTTTTGTTACCTTTGCACCGTCAAACGACAAGAGTTCACTAATTTCATGAAACATTCTGAATTCATTAGACAGTTGAGAAAGGCTGGATGCCTTTTGAAACGACATGGTGCCTCACACGACATCTGGGTCAATCCGAAAACGGGGGCTCAAGTTGCAGTTCCAAGGCACGGAAGCAAGGAAATCAAGAGCCTTACTGCAAAGAGGATTCTTGAAGATCTACTGAAATAAGCTAGGGCCGTCCGTTAAGAGGCGGACGGCTCCTACTTTTGGAATGGGAACGGGAATTTTTGAACTTTTATAAAAAAGTGAAATATGAAGGTAATTGCAAGTGTACAAAGACAGGTCGGAGAAAAAAACTATTCCTGCTACATGAGGGTAGATTGTGTGAAAGCGTCTTCCCTTGGTTATGGTGCTAGTGCCAAGTCTGCCATGATGGATATGCTTAAGGGATGGAAGGAAGTCAAGATGGATCTTATGGAAGATGGAAAGGAAGTGCCGAATTTGGAAGTGGAGTATGCTTTTGACTTGCCATCGCTCTTCAACTTCTATGACTTTATCAACATAGCAGGAGTCTCGAGAGAGATTGGTATCAGCGCAGCTGTAATGAGACAGTATGCTATTGGTGTGCGCAGGCCGAGCGATGAGCGAAAAGCACAGATTGTGAATGGAATCAGAAGGATCGCCGAGAAGCTGGAGACGGTGGCCGTTCTTTGATAAAATATAGAATGCTTCAATAATAAGAAGTTAGTGAATTCTGAGCCGCTGGCGCGTGAGCGTCGGCGGCTTTTTCGTTTTGTCTGTTGGCAAAGCCGTATTTTATGAACCGTTCTTCTCTCTGTAACTTTGCCGTATATTCAGACATATATGAGCATTACTATCAAACAGGGGCTGTCAGGAAGATATCTCTCACGTAATATCCCAGACTTGGAGGTCGGGTGCACAGGAGACCGCCTAGGAGTGAAGATTGCCGTCGATGCGACGGAAGTCTTCTCAGAGACGCTTTTCCCCGTAGATGGGTTGGTGGAACTAGCCGATCTCGGAGATCTTCTCACTCCCTACGCCCGGAAGAGCCTCGTCGCCTCCGTGGAGGTGACACTGACAGAAGGAGATGCATCGGCCTCGCTGACCACACAGAAGCAGACCTTCGAAGTAGTCTATTGTGAAGCGGACGTGCCGACAGGCTGCGAGGATTTTACGAAAAACCATTTCCTTTCGCTTCTCCTTGGTGTGAAAATAACGGGGATGGGAAGACTCGAATACTTGCATTACGCTGGGACGGAAGAGGCTTCCGTCACGGCACGCTATGATGATGGCACGGAGAAAACCTTCGAGCTGGATCCTGTTGGAGGTAATGGCCGATATACTACCATCGAGGTCAGCCCAGCACATTTCGCAAAGGAGGGAGCGGAGCTGATGGAGTACACCGTCAAGGCGGGCGGACGATTCCAGGAGTATGAGGTGGACTCACGACGCACAGACTGCGCACCTGTCCTGCTCTTTGTCAACTCCTTTGGCGTGGATGAGCTTATATACTGCACGGGGACCGCTACGAAGGCTCCCAGCTTTAAGAGGGAAAGTGCCTATATAAGGGGCATAAACAGGAACTACGCCATCACGGAGACCCGCACGTTCAAGGCTGACACGGGCATCCTCACGGAGGATATGGCCGACTGGTTCGGAGAGGTTCTTCGCTCTGGATGCGTCCGTATCGTAACGTTCTCTAACGGGAAACCAAACGTTGGTAAGGAAGTCGTCATTACCGAGTCGAAGAGTGAACAGAGCAATGATCCCGACGAGCTGACCAGATTCACGTTCAGCTATCAGTATGCTCAACGGAACCACAATGTAGTAGAGATGGAGCGAGAGGGAAGGGTTTTCGATAATACTTTTGACAACACATTCAACTGATTATGGAAACAAAAGGGCCTAACCCAATTCATTTCAGCGAGATGCAACGCTTGATGGATACGGCCTATCAGCGCAGGCAGACGCTCAACATTAAGGCTTTCCGGTCTGACGGAAACCGGGTGGAGTATCGTGGATGGATCATTCATCACCAGTACTGGAGAGGTGGGTATGTGAGATTGGTGAACCCCGTGAACAGACAGATACGGTTGGTTCCGGAAGTGTTTATTTACGAGATTAACGGAATGAAAGTATATCTATGAGTGACAAGGAGTTAGAGCTAACAAAAATAGGTAAGAAGGGACGCGTAGAAAAGTGGCGTCTCGTCCCGTCTGGAATCGGGAACGCTGCGAACTCTCTTACAACAGAGTTTGGCTCAAATACATCGGAGGTGTTCGACGAGGACGGCGGACGCGTAAACGTCATTCCTATCACGGTCAATGGCGTGCCTTATCAATATGTGCCGTTTGGTGTTGACAATATGCTTCCTTACAAGGTGAAGGATACACTTCTTGACAATATGGTCACAGCGCAGTGTCAGGCGTACAACATCATGACCTGCTACGGACAGGGGATCCGCTTTGTCAATAGGGAGGACTTCAAGGATACTGATAATCGTGAGATCCTTGACTTCTGCCTCCGCAATTCCCTTCACGAGTGCTTCTTGGAACAGTGTACGGATATGAAGTTCTACTACTTCTCTGTGACATGCGTCATACTGAGCAGGGATGGGAAGAAGATTGTCAATGTCAGGAACAAGGATGCGTCCTTCTGCCGCTTTGAGTATGCGCCTTCGACGAAGTCTGGAAATATCGAACATGTGTTCTTCGGCGATTTTAGGATAGGCCATTTTGACGAGCAGAAGATAGAGGTGATTCCACTTCTGGACTTCTGGGATCCGTTGGGTGATTTGGAGGTACGTATGGGATTACGGCCTGACCCGGAGACGGGATTGTTCCGCTTTCCCACTGGTCAGAGAAAGTTTGCTATCCTAAGTCGTATGCCTACGCCTGGCCTACAGTATTACCCCATGCCATACTATACGAGCGTGTTTAGGGATGCATGGCTTGACATATACCGCCTCATAGGAATCTCGAAACGTTTCATGATTAAGAACACATCGGCGCCACGGATACAGATAGAAGTCCATGAGGATTACTGGGACAACGTGTGCGACAATGAGATGATCTCGGATCCAGACAAGCGAAAGGAGAGAAAGGAGAAGGAGAAACGCGACATCATCGAGTTTGTCTGCGGCGTGGAAAATGCTGGCAAGGCCCTGGTGAGCGGGTATTACATCGACCCGAACGGCAAGGAGAACCGCATGGTGAGAGTGTCAACCATCACTGATGGGTCAAAGAAAGAGGGTGGCAACTGGAGCGATGATATGCAGGAAGCAGCAAATGCCCTGTGCTTTGCATTCGGCGTGCACCCCAACCTCGTGGGAGCCACACCGGGCAAGAGCCAGATGAACAACAGTGGAAGTGACAAACGTGAGCTCTTCACCCTGAAACAGGCCGTGGAGAAGGCGTTTCATGATGTGATGGCCAAGCCGTATCATGTGATTCTACACTACAACGGATGGTCTGAGAAATACACGGTAGATGTTCCAATGATCCAGCTCACGACACTCGATGAGAACAAGGATTCTGAGGTGGTGAGTGGACAAGCAAACAAGAAAGGAAGCGAAGATGGTGACGATTGACAAGGTGGATTTCGAGCGTGCGCTACCCGTTGGGGCTAGTTCTCACGAGGAGGTGTATTTGAGCGTGCAAGGGGCTATAGGGGAGCAGCTTGTCTGTAGTACGGGGTCATTGCTCGGAGAGGCTGGAGAGAAGATGGTGGATGCAGCGGAGAATGATAGTCCGCTGGTCCTTTTCTTCAAGAAATACGTCTGTCTGTCGGCGTTCCTGTCAGTGCTCAGACAACTGGATCTCGTGCTCACGCCAACGGGATTTGGGATTGTCAGCAATGACAACCTGAGTCCTGCAAGCAAGCAGCGCGTCGATGCGCTGGACGGTTTGCTCAGAACAGAGCGGATGAAGGCCCTGTCCATGACAGTGAACCTGCTTAGAAGTGAGGACTGGGGGAAAACAGATCAAGCGAAAAGGTATGTCCCCTATCTCTATGACGCCTATGCGTTCTTTTTCTCTGCCACACCGTACCGCACTTATCAGGACTGGACTGCTTTTCAGGGTGCAATCGAGGGGACGGACGATGTGCTTCGTGAGGCGATGGGAGACGAGCAGATGGAGACCCTCATCGACGCATTTAGGCGTGCGGACGCTTCGATGCCAAAAGTGTATACTGACGTGCAACGGTGTGTCGTCGCGCTGACGGAGAAATACGCTGTCTCGAAGGATGTCCGGGGAACCGGCTTGTTCAGAAAAATGATGCGCCTCCTCGATGCCGACGAGCATGCGGATACATTCAGACAGTATCGGAACAGTTCGAACTACAAAGCGAATCATCATGAGATTTTCGAGAACACAAAGGACAAACCAGGCTACTTCTTCGGTGGATAAGTCAAGACGGACGGTAACGGTGAATTTCACCGTTCCTGTCTCCTGGAGTCAGCTGACGCAGGAGCAGCTTCGCAGGGTGTTCGACCTACTCGTCGTCCACGAGGATATGACAGTGGTAAAGACCATTCTGCTAGTTGAATTCTGCGGTCTGACCGTAGAGAGGAAGACGCGCTTCGGATGGAAATGCCAGACGACGGTGGACGGAAAGGAACGCATCGTCTATCTCAAAACCTGGGAAATACAGGATTTCATCGGGCAGTTGGAGTATATCAGCCAATTGGAGGACATGGACAATAGGTTGGATGTTGTCTGTGGCCTCCATGCGGCTGACCCGCTGATCAGGCACGGGGTGTCCTTCGAGGAGTACCTCTATGCGGAAAAGTATTACCAGAAGTTTGTCGAGACGCAGAACATGGAATGGCTGGACAATGTGGCCATGTGGCTGTACCGTGACGCTGATGGACGAGCTGCTGGATATGGGGACGCACTTGATGACCAGGGACGCGTCGTCGAGGAAATGACGCTCACCCCAGGTGAACGAGTAGGGACAATGCTCTGGTATGGGCATGTGAAACGGGTTATGGCGAACTCGTTCCCGCACTTTTTCCGAAAAACACAGGAATCGGATGAGGATCCTGGGGTTGTGAATTTCATCGAACTATATAACGTGCAACTTCGTGCGCTCACGGATGGGGACGTCACGAAGGAAAAGGAAGTGTTGCGCCTCGAATGCTGGCGGGCCTTGACTGAACTGGAGGCCAAGGCCAGGGAAGCGGAAGAACTGGAGAAGATACGGGAAAGGAAATAGAAATGGCACAGGAGAATCTATTTAACGCAAGGGGTTATTTCATGGAGCTCGCAGAGACCAATAGGCTTGCCAAGGAGAATCAATTCCTTGCCGGGTCTTGCAGTGGTCTTGCTGGACTTGAGACCATGATGGTCAATTTTAGGAAAGCACCTAACTACATTCTCGTCGATGACACCACGACGCAGAGTACCTACGGCAATGGCGTAGGCTACTTCCGTAAGGATGTCTATACCATCTTCATCGTCGCGGCTTACCATCATGACGATATGGTGGATAGAGAGATGAAACTGGACCTGTGCAGGAGAATCTTTCGGCAGATGCACGCCCGCCTGATCCATGACCGTGACGGCATGCGCTACGGAGACGCTCTAGAGTATCTGCAAGTGGACAGGGTATATTCCACAGAGCTGCCCAGGATGTTCATGAGTGGAATGACGGGACTGTATTTCATGGTGTATAACGACGAGCCTATCGATCTTAGCTATGACGCAGCAGAGTGGACTGAGTAATATGACCCGTGATGACTTGGAGCAGTATGAGCGTGCTTGGGCGGACAACATGGTCAAGTTCTGGCAGGAGAAGATGATGGCTTTCTCGCCGCCAGTATATGATACGGGGATGCTCCATGACTCCTTGAGCGCCTTGATGCATCCTGGGCCAGTGACAACGATCACGCATCACTTCCTCGAATATGGCCTCTACGTGGCTGCGGGTACTGGCAACGGGTACCGAAGGGGTAACTCGGGCAAGGATGATGACGAGGGCCTGCAATTCATGCGCGGTGGAAAGTGGAAAAAAGGCAGAGGGCATCGCGTTTCCCGTGATTGGTTCTCGCGCAAATACATGTACAGCATCCATAGGCTAAATGAGAAAGAGGCTTGGTTCTACGGGGCAGCATATCAAGGAATGATGAGTAATGCGCTGAATGCGTTGTTCGGACAAGGAAAGACGACGACAGAGCGTACGTTAGGAAATCTTTAAAAAAGAAATGATTGGAATTGACAATATAATCAAGCAGCTTCGAATGCAATACGAGGCGATACGTGATGAACGACGGATGGCGGCTAACACGGCCACCCGCATCGGTGACGCATTCCTCTCGCTGCTGTCCTTTGGGCAGAGTTTCCTCGATGTCTTTCTTCGAAAAGATGTGGACGACACTGCGAAAGGCCGCATCACCTTCAATAACGGAGCTGTCAACAAGGGAATCGTGGTTTTCTCCGAGGATGGCACCTTTGCCGAGGGGCTCACGGGCCATGGTGGCCGCATCTGTCCCGATGGATCGGCGGAGCTCGATTCGCTGACGCTACGCCGTTTCCTGGAGGTGCCTGAGCTGCGCTTCAACCGGGTCTCCGTCCAGGTGGGAAACCAGTGGCGGGCGCCGGGCGGCGGCATCATCCGCTCCGTCTCGCCTGCCGCCGACGCAACGGGCACGGCCCTCCTCCATCTCGAAGCGGGAGAGATAGGCACGGTGGCCGTCGGCGACCTCTGTATGGGCATCTTCCATTCTGAGACCGCCGCCGACAATGCCGAGGCCAACAGCGACGACAACCACGGTAACTTCCGTTTTGCCGGATTCTATACGGCCTACTGGGAGATCACCGCCGTCGAAGACTACACGGACGGCGAGACGGGTCAGACCTTCCACAATGGAAAGGTGTCCTACCGCCTCCGACCCGTCTCTGCCAACTACCCGCGACAGATGCACCCCACCGCCGCCATGCACTTCGTCTGCTATGGCAACCGTACCGACACCGCCCGCCAGTCTTCCCGCTACTCCACGCTCACCTACGAGCGATTCCTCACGGGGGTCTCCGATTGGGAGTTCTCCTCGAAGCAGATACGCATGCAGGTGGGCGACCTCAGCGCCTTCTCGCCCGTCCCCGGGATGGACTTCTCGGGCTACTCGGTCTATGCCAACAGCATCTACCTCGACGGCCACCTCAAGCAGTTGGCCGAGATGGGCGACCCCAACCCCTACACCTACTCGGTGGACAACCTCGCCGACACCCTCGCCCTCGACGCCAAGGGACAGCCGAAGCAGCCCGTGGTCTCCACGCTCGCCGACGGTTCCAAGTCGTGGCTGCTCCATACGTCCATACAGGTGCGCCGAGGCCAGACGCTGCTCACCTGCCAGGAGGATGCCTCCACGACGCCCGCCACGGGGCAGTACCGTCTTCTCTGTCTGTCCGTGGGATGCACGGCCCACTTCGACCACTCCACCCTCTACATCGACAGCGTCGAGTATTCCTCACGCCCCACGGCCTACGTCGAGGTGACGATCGACTGCGAGGGACGGGCCGCCCTCACCTACGTCTTCACCATCAAGGTCGTCGCCGATGGCGACAAGGGAGACCAGGGCAGGGACGGCACGGCCTACGGCACGCGGCGGCGCTATGCGCTCTCAGCACGCGCCACGTCCACCTCTCCCCATACGCCGCCCGACGACGTCACCACATGGCAGGACGTGCCCCTCACCACCACCGAAGCCCGGCCCTACCTATGGATAGAGCTCACCGACTGGCAGCAGCAGGCGGGAGGCCTCCAGACCTTCTCGCCCGTCGCTTCCTACGTCCGACTGACGGGCGACCGTGGCCAGCGTGGAGAGGACGGCCTCGACGGCAAGGACGGCAAGTCGTGGACCCTCAGGGGCACGGCCTTCGGCCATGTCACCAACATGGCCTCGCTCCCCTCGCCAGCGCCCGACGGCATTTTCCTCGTCGATACGGGAGCAGAGGGCACGCCCGTCGCCGTCCGACAGATGGGCGGCGCATGGGCCTCCATCACCACCAACCAGGGCGACGCCTACATCCTCGCCGGCGACGTGTGGATGGCCACCGAGACGGCCTGGGCCAACCTCGGACGCATTCAGGGTGAGAAGGGAGACCGAGGACAGGCCGGAGCCAACGGGCGCACATCGCGCATCTACCAGCGCCTCGACGACGGCCAGCAGCTCTACGACGGCACCACCATCACCGCCGACGGCTTCTGCTACCTCGACTTCTACGCCGTGCCCTCCGATGCGGCCAAGAGCGG